AACAAGTTATCGTCATAAATAATTCTGTAATTACAGATAGTGATGGTAATGAACAAGAACAACTTGGCGTAGATTTTATTAATAATCTTTATGGAACAAGAGATGTTTGGAAGCAGACTTCTTACAATGGCAACATAAGAAAAAACTTTGCTGGTGTTGGTTATAGTTATGACCAAACAAGAGATGCTTTTATACCACCCAAACCATACAATTCTTGGACATTAAATGAAGATACTTGTCTTTGGGAAGCACCAGTTGCTTATCCAGATGACGAACAAATTTATCAATGGAATGAAACAGACCAAGAATGGAAGGTACTAGCATGAGCTTAATTAAATTAAACAATCAATCAATCTCTGCTGTTACTGCTTTGCCTAGTGGTATTGATACAGGTAAGATTGGTCAAGTAATACAGACAGTTAAAACAGATACTTTTTCTACTAGTGCTGGTGCAGATTCACCAGCAGATATTACAGGATTATCAGCTTCAATAACTCCTACAGCTACTTCTTCTAAAGTTTTAGTAATGGTTAATATTGGTTTTGTAAGTCAACAAAGTGGTCAACACATGAGTTTCTTTCTTAAAAGAGGCAGTACACATATTCATATAGGTGATGCTGATGGTAATAGACCTAGAGGAACTGTTGGTATAGGTGAAAATGGTATTAACTATGTTGGAAAAGGAATAAGTATTTCTTTCCTTGATAGCCCCTCAACTGTGGCAAGCACCACCTACTCCGTAGCAACTGGCGGTGAACAAGTTAATATTTTTATAAACAGAGCAAGTTCAGATAATAATGGTACATACGCAGACGGAAGATTTGCAAGTAGTATTGTTTTACATGAGGTTTTAGCTTAATTAAAATTAAAGGAGAAGAACAATGACAGATGTAATAAGTGCAATCAAAGCTCTTGATGCAGATGCTCAAGTAGTAGTCAATGGTGAACCTAGCAATCAAGCTGAGTACGAAGCCAATGTAAAATATATCTCTGGTGCAGATGAGAATGGCAGTGCTGTTTTCAAAGACACACAAGATTTTACATGGAGTCAAGTATCAGCAAAGAAAGCTGAGTTACAAACTGCATACGACAACAATGAGTATCAGAGAAAAAGAGTTGCTGAATATCCATCTATTGCTGACCAATTAGATAAAATCTACCATGATGGTATTGAAAAATGGAAAAGCGAAATGATACAGCCAGTTAAAGATAAATATCCAAAGGGTTAATGAAATATTTAGTATTAGTATTTTTTTTGTTATCAGGTATAGCATCTGCTAATACAAACACAGTCACTTCAAATACTGTCAGCGGCACCGTTACGACTATTGACAAAGCACCCGCTACGGCCTCTGCTCCACCATTTAGTGTAATGCAGAGTGACTCTTGTGCGATACCAGCAAGCATCGGTATACAAAGCCAAGTGTTTGGTATAGCTACAGCAAAAACCTTTGAGGATGTTGATTGTTCCAAAAGAAAATATGCAAAGTTGCTTTATCAGTTTGGTATGAAGATAGCAGCTGTAAATGTCTTATGTACTGATCCGATTGTCTATAAAGCAATGCAGAGATCAGGGTCACCATGCCCTGCTGGTAATGGTTTGATTGGTCAAGAAGCACAAGATTACTGGGATGAGTTCCCTGAAGAACGGCCAGATTATGAAGAATGGAAGCAAACAAAAATTACACCACCAAAAGAAACCGAAGCAATAGACAATGAAGGTCTTAAAAATTTTGCTCTTATGGCTCTTTCTATGTTGCTCATACTCTAACGCTGAAGAATTAAACACCGACAATTTATTAGACGAAGCTGATACCTGGACTCAATCAGGTTTAGTTAGTTCAAGTACATGTTCGTATTCAGGTGCGTTGTTACCTGGAGAAGTTTGTTTTGGTCATGCAAATACTAGAGGTGCTATCGATGGCGGAGGTACAATTACATCAGATCAACTAAGTTTAATTGATGATGGTGGTTTGTCTATTTTAGAACTCAACCAGGGGTTTGAATTAGACTACGGTTTTACAGCAGAGAGTCATCAAAGTAATAGTAATCTTCCAACATGCAGTCAAACAAATGGAGATTGCAGAGATATAATAGATTACACACTTACATTGTCTGAGCCTGGTGGCCAGATAATCAATACTTTTAATCACTACATAGAATTAGATTTTACTGGTCTTAGAGATTACGAGTATTCACAAACAATAGGGGAAAATGATTACTCAGATATCCTTACTCAAGTTTCAATTTACGGAGTTGATGCTGGGTTCACAAATAATTACTTCGGAGCAATTTTATCAGATCCATACTTGGATGTTCACTATACAACTGTCGTTTTAATAGATGAGATAATTGACATCATTGATGATGTTGTTGACAACGCAATAATTGAAGAATTACCAGATATTATTGAGATAGAAATAGATTTACCAGAATTAGTAGAAGCTCCAATTGAGCTTGAAATAGATTTAAGCACAGACATAGAGTTACCAGAACTTGAGTTAGAAACCATTGAACAAATCGAAATTATCGAGGTTGTTGAAGTTGTTGATGCCTCGCCAACTGAGATGAATATTGAAATGGAAATCGAGATGGAGATTGAAATGGAAATAGAGCAAGAGATGGAAGCTGCGATTGAAGAAACAATCCAAGAGTCAACAGATGAACCTACTGAGCCAGAACCCAATACTGATGATGTTGAAACAACAGAACCAGAAGAAACTACAGAAGAAGAACCAGAGCCAGAACAAGAAGATCAAGAGCAAGAAGAAGAACCTAGAGAAACTTTAACTGTAGAAAAGAAACAAGAAGTAAAACAAAAAATCGTAAAAAAAATTATGAATGAAAATAAAAATAAATCTGATCCTAGCAGTCAAGCACAGACAATGGCTTTGATGATTGTCTTGACTGATACTCAAGGGTTTAGCGAATATTTAACTCAGGAGCTTGTAGAGCCTATTGTATTTCAAGATCAATCACTTCCATTACAAGAAATGATACCTGATCCTTACTCTGGTTTGTTTGATGCAGCACAAAACAGCATGATGAATACTTTAGTCAACTCACAATATTAATATGGAAGCATCTTTTGGCGGACTCACTTTCAAAGGTGGAAAAATCTTTGGATTATTGGTTGCATTATCGACACTAGGTGGTGGATTATATGCAGGCTTTGAGTTTTGGAAAAAATTTCAAGATATGTCCGCTGCCATTGAGGCTTATACCTCGCCTGACCTCTCAGGGTTTGATAAACGAATTGATCTAACAAAAGCTGAGATGGAAGCACAGAATAAAATACTTTCAAAGCAAGTTGAGTCGATCAAAGGTGAAGTAGAATTAATTTTACAAGAAGTTGCTTTAATTGCTTCTGTTGTAAACGATCAAAAGACAGACCTTAAAACTTCGATCCGTGATATTCAGCAAGATGTCAGACATATCACAGGCATTGTTGACTCAGTGGAAGATAAACAAAAGGCAGACACCAGGGAAATATTTGAAGAACTAAAACTTATGGAAGAAGAACTAGATTTACAGATTAAGAAAGCATTAGAAAACCCACTAAACAACATGGCAGTAATTAAATAATGGCTACACAAAAAGAGAAGGATCTAATAATAAAATTAGATAAAGAAATAGCACTAGTTAAGAAAGATATAACAGTGCTGCGTGACAATCACTTAAAGCACCTTGAAGCAAAGGTTACTAGAATAGACAGAGTGCTTTGGTCTGTAGGTTTTGCAGTGTTTGCAAACCTAATAATCTTATTAAGAGACTTAATATTTTAAACAACATTTGGAGTAAATAAAAAATGTATGAAGAAGTAAAATCAAAGATCAAGAAAAGTGAAGGATATTCTGGAACTGGGTACTTCTTAGAGTACCGAGGAGCTAATGGTGAAACCATTAAAGAAGATTTTATGACTATTGGCTATGGTCATAAGTGTGTAGATGGTGATCCTTACGAACCTGGAGTTGAATATTCAAAAGAAGTATTAGAACAACAGTTTGAAAAAGACTTTCTTGTCTATCTTCATGCAGCAGAAAGATATATCGGTGATTGTGAAGTACCAGAAGTTATTAAAGAGTGTGTTATAGAGATTGCCTACAATATTGGTGAGCCTAAATTATTTCAATTTGTCAATATGCGTCAAGCAATGCAAGATGGTCAGTGGAAGACAATGGCAGCAGAGTTAAAAAATTCAAAGCTCTATAGAACTCTTACCTCAAGATATGAACCAATGGTCAAACTAATAGAGGAGGCTTGATATGTGGACGATGTTATTAAAACCCTTGATAGGTGTAGCTGGTGATGCAGTAAAAGGTTTTGTTGAAACAAAAAAAATTAAAAGCGAAACAAAAATAGCAGAAATAAAAGCTGAAAAGAAAAGATTAGAGGACATTGCTACTGGAAAAATTAAATGGGAACAAAGTGCAGTAGATCAAATGAAAGGGAGCTGGAAAGACGAATTTGTTTTATTAGCCTTAATGATACCAGCAATCTGTGTATTTATTGGGCCATTACGACCACACATAAAAGAGGGCTTCGAGGTTCTTGAGACTTTACCAGAGTATTACACCCATCTATTATATTTAGCCTGTTCTGTCAGTCTAGGTGTTAGAGTTGCACCAGGAATCAAAGGTTTACTTAAAAAGTGAGCAAAGATCCAAGACTTAAAAGAGCTGGTGTGAGTGGTTTTAACAAACCTAAGAGAACCCCAGGTCATCCCACTAAATCTCATGTAGTTGTTGCAAAGAGTGGAGATGA